AATAATAAGAAATTATCTAAATGACTATGACCACACCGGTCTCCTAACAGATATGAATTCATTTGAGTGGGACACAAAATATTGGGATACACGTAGAAGCAAAGTATTAAATAAATTAGCCCGCTCAAATATAGTTATTCTCGATGACAAGGAGCAGTCGCCTAATTATGAGAAAAAAAAAGGTAGAATTGTTGATGGAAATAAATTACCCACTTTCAAAAAGATTAAGAAAAATATAGTTTCACTAATTAATAGTTCAACTGGTACAAAAAAGGCTAATAAGTTAATATGTGAGGGGAATAGATATTATGATTTGAAAAAATGTGGTATTGGTTATCATGGCGACGCCGAAAGAAGAAAAGTAATTGCTTTAAGTCTTGGGTCGTCTACAAAAATGAATTGGCAGTGGTTTAAAAATAGCAAGCCTGTAGGAGATCCAATAAAATTTATAATAAATGGAGGAGACATATACATAATGAGTGAAAAAGCAGTAGGTCATGACTGGAAGAAGCGGTCTGAATTAACACTCAGGCATGCGGCTGGTGCAAATAAGTATATATGTCTAAATAAATATACAAAAAAATCTGAGGATGAAGAAAAATTTGATGAAGTGGCGGAATTAAAACCTGATGAAAAAGAAACCGAGGAAACAAGCGACGAAGAGGAAGTAGTTGAAGAAACTACGGGTGACGAGGAAACCAGCTCAGAAGAAGAAGACGAAGAATCTAGTCCAGAACTAGATTTAGAAGATATGGAAAAAATTGAATGGGATGATGAAACTTGTTTACAATTTTATTCAGATAGTAAAGAAACGGACGATTTTTCAAAAGAAGAATTACGATATCTTTCTAATTTCCATAAATTTGGAGGAAAAGGATATATTAAAATTGATTCGAATAGATATACTACAGTCGAACACTATTACCAAGCGCAGAAATTTTTACCAAAATATCATCCTGGACTAGATGCGGATAAAACAGAAGCTCTTAATAATGAGTTTGAAAAGTTTTTATTGGGAGGAGAATATGATGATGACAGTAAATTAGAAAATAAATGGGGGTTATCCGCGAGAAGTAAGGGTGGTAAAACAGCTATGAAAAAAAGTGGTTTTGTTGATTTTGAAATTGATAATTGGAATATAGAAAAATTAGTAATAATGAAAACAGTTATTAAGAAGCGTCTCAATCAAGATAAAGAATTTAAGAAAATACTAAAAAAGGTGAAATCTCTAAATAAAAAATTATTTCATTTCGAGAGAACGGGTAAATATTGGGGAGGGAATCGACCAGCTAAATTTGATAAAAAATATTGGATTGGGGAAAATAAATTAGGTGAAATAATAAATGAATTAGTAAATAAACCAAAAAAAGTTTTTAAAAAGAAATAAATAATTTAAAATTAATATTAGTATTAATTAATAAGAGACACTTATTAATGAATAAAAAAAAATCTTATAATAAGAAAAAATATCTTTTAACGGGTGGTATTACAGACTATACTAATAAAGAAAAACATAAATTTAAGATTGATACCGAAGGCCTTTTTTCATTAACATCTGCTAAAATAGCAGAATCAATAACATCTGATATAATTAACTTATTTCCAATAAATTATAAAATAACTATTACAGACGCAACTGCTTCTGTTGGTGGAAATACTATACCATTTTTACTCAAAAATAATTTCAAACATGTCAATATTATCGAAAAAGACACCGACAGATTTAATATGTTACAGTCCAATATCGATATAAATTTAAATAAAATACTTGGAACTTACACATTATTTAATGATTCTTTTTTAAATTTAAAAGGTTTAGAAAATGACGTTATTTTTATTGACCCCCCTTGGGGTGGGCCAGATTATAGACGTGAAAATAAAATTAAACTTTTTTTAGATAATATAAATTTGTATTGCATAATAAATGAATTATTTGGTTATAGTAAAACCTTAAAATTTATAATAATTAAAGTTCCTAAAAATTTTGATTTAGACGATTTTAAATTAAAACTGGATAAAAATATTTATATAGAAAAAACACACTCCTCTTCAAAACTTAAAAAAATGAATATATATTATTTAAAACAACTTAAAGATATTTAACAATTAATATTTAATATTATTATCTGTCTATATAGTGGCTATATTTATTTAAGTTTGTATACAGCATTTTTAGTTTCTGACCAATGCAAACTGGTAATTTAATTTTATATATTTTAAATTATGAATATACGCTGCCGCCCAATACTTAGAAAGAGACTTCGCCTGTCTCTATACAGGGGATGAGATAAGACTCTCCCCTTGATAAATCTATCTATAAATTATTAGTCTATCAAAAAAGGGTAGTATTTAATATTTATAGTAGATTTCAAGACAGATAATAATTTGAATAATGACTTGTATAATGACTTGAATAATAATTTAATAATGACTTGGCTAATAATTTAATAATGACTTTGAATAATGACTTGAATAATGACTTGAATAATGGCTTGAATAATGACTTGAATAATGACTTGAATAATGACTTGAATAATGACTTGAATAATGACTTGGATAATGACTTGGATAATGACTTAACTCCTCAACTAATAAGAGTTGGGTTGAGTAAATTTTGACTTTTGGTGAGTGTGGCTTTATATTATAAAAACACCTATTTTGTGTGTTATAAAAAATATTTTAATTTTGTGTCTAAACCTCTTTGACACAATATTATAAAATAATAATGAATTAAATACTTATTATTTATAATTAAATAATGGGCAAGAAAGGTAGAAATCGTGAAAAAAAAACACCAGAACTTAAATCAAAAGAAGACAGATTCGCTGAAGTTTTGGATATATTTGGTAATTTTAAAGAAATTGGGTTAGATAAACGAGTTGACGGAGTAGTTGAATTTTTTTCTATTTGTAAAGAATATGTAAATGATGGCGTGGGACGCCATGGTAAAATAAAATTAATAGGTAACAAACGAATAATAGAATATACATTACCAACAAAAAAACAAATTGTAGCATCGGTTAATTTAAAATATGACAAAAATGTATAAATTTCTTCTTATATATTTAATGTCTAAAAAACCTTTATTAAATATTACCAAAAACGCTTGGGCTAAAATAAATTCCATAATTAAAAATCAAAATGCAACAGCATTTTTATTTTTAGCGGAAGGAGGAGGGTGTAATGGGTTTAACTATAAGTTAGAACTTATAAACAAAGCGACTTACGATAATATATTACAAAAAAATATTAAATACTCCGTAAATATTTTGGAAAACGATAACTCAAAGGTTTTAATCGACCCTGCATCTGAAATGTTTTTAATAGGAACTAAGATAGATTATATCCAAGAAGATTTCGCAAAAGGTATTTTTGAAAATAAATTCCAATTTAACCCAGATAAAGATAAAATGAGCTCTTGTGGGTGCGGAGTATCATTCAATCCGAAGTTTTAATCGATATTTCTACCCATAACATATCCCATATCTTGAAGGTCGCAGTCAGAAATTATTTTAACGGTGTCGTCGTCAACCATAAAATCGCCCGAAGTAATTTTTTTGAATAAAGAATAACAGGTTCGTCTGTCACCCTTCACCTTTTTTTCTTTTTTGCATTTTGTATCAGTATATTTGGGTCTTTTTAACCCTTCATTATTTTTATTAGTTTCTGATTTTTCATTAGACATTTATTATATAAGTATATTTTTTATTTAAAATTAAATTATAAATAACATACAATGGATATTGAAAAAATACTTCGCAATACTTTAGAATTAAATATTAAATATAAACAAATCAAAGAAAAACAAAATATAACAGACGCGATAACCACGCAATTAAAAGATGAGTTTACATTATTATCGACGTCTTACCCAGCTATATTTAAAATTTCTATAAGTGATTCATATAATTTTAATAGATTGAAACAAATGCTTTTACTAGCAAATAAGGTACATAAAAACGAAATGACAGAACACGACGCCTCTGTTAAAGTTGGAACTATACTTGTCGACGATATAGTTAAACCACAATTAAATAAAAAATAATTTCATATTAAAAATAAAATATGATGATTATTGAATGTATCCATCGCCAAAAACCATAATAGGTGATAAAAAAACTTTACTTGATTCCTACAATAAACAGGTTTCTGAATTAGAAACTATGTCATTTTCTAAAAAAAATAGCGAACATTTCCGGTTTTGCAGTTATAATGTTAAAGCATTCGATTTTAATGGTTATGGGTCAAACGAAATAAAAAAATTTATAGAAATTATTCAACCCGACGCATTCTCTCTTATAGAATACGAGAAAGAAAATGATAAAAACTTTAGATATAACAAGGTTAATACCTCGGTTTTATTCGAGCAATTACCCGATTATGGTATATTTACTAATTATAATTCTAAATTTATGGATGCTTATAAAAATAATATCGATAATACACCTATAAAATATAGTCATAGTTTAATTACTTTAAAAAAATTCAGATGTTTAACTCATGATGGAGCCGGTCCTCTTAAAGAATTTAGAGGATTTACTCATTTATCTATCAACCATAAATCAGAAAATATTAATATCATTACCGTCCACCTTGACGTATACGACGAAACTGGTAAAATCCGGCTTTTGGAAATTAAAGAAATTTATCAATATATTCTTGATAATTCATTAACTAATACAATTATAATTGGTGATTTTAATGAATGGGATTTAAAAAAAGACGATCCTACTTACAAAGATTCCCTAATTGATTTTAAACAAAGAACGAATATAGAACATTTTTCTACCAAAGTTCATGATTATTTGAAGGGTCATAATTTTAGTAATGTATTTCATATGAAAGGTCTTAAACCCTTATTTTCATGTTGGTCTGGTAAATTAGTCGATTTTTGTTATTTATATAAGACTACTTGGAGCGAAAGGGTATCGGTCGAAAACATCTATATGCCTATTATTAAATATAGCGATCACCTTCCAGTATATTTTGATTTATCTATTACATAAATTTTATTTAATACCTTGTTCTATATCTAAAATAAAATTGATTTCTTTGATATTTTTAACACAAATATTTTTATTATTAACCAGTTTAATACTAAATTTATCTAATTTTTTCGGACAACTACCGGTTTCTGTTTCTGCACCGATTACCACCCCCTTGTTTATTATTGCAAATACTTCCCGTAAAAGAGGGTTATTAATAATATTTATACTGTTACAATCAGGAACTTTCATATACATCATTTTCTCATCACCCCCAATAGGATTTTGTAATTTAAAGATGTGTCCTTCCAAATCATATAAAGTATATTCTAAAATATCATCCTCTCCGATGAATAAAGTGCCTAAATCGATTGTTAGAATTTCTATTTTGTCTTTAATAACTATTTCGATAATAGTCCCTTCAGTATATGACCCAAATAAAAGGTGTTTAGATATAAAGCCTATCTTATCGCTAATACAAAATTTATGTAATTCCAACACCTGAATCGTTATTTTATTGGTATAGCCATATATATATGAGTTTTCAATTTTAACTTTGTCGTTGGTATTATAATTATTAAAAAACCAATTAGGTCCAACAGAGTATTTAATATCTAAATCTTCCAAAAGTTTAGACGCTGTTTTTTTTATATATACCGGTTTAGCAATTAAAATATCCCTTTTTCTATCAGTATCATTTCTTTGAAATTCGCTGTAATAAAAAAATCCACCACTAATATTTTCATTAACATTAAAATAATGGTTATCTATAAGAACTATATCATTTTTTTTAAGTGAGCAATTTTTAATTTGAATCTTATTAGAATTTTTAATTGATATTACCGTTGCAATAGTTTTTTTATAATGACTCATGCTAATTAAGTTTTTATTATAGTTAAATTTCCATATAAATTCGTTTCCTTCATAAAAATATTTTTTTTCCTCGAGTTGTTTTTTACAATCAGAAAAAGCCCCCACTTCTGATATTATAGCGGTTAGGTAATTATTATCAGGTAAATCTATATTAACGGTTTCTTGAAATACAATTTGTTCAGAATTTTTATATTTAATCATAAGTGCTTCGTCTATGTTGTTTAGTGTGTAGTTATCCCCGAATAGTAACTTATTTTTGATACATGGATTTTTTAAAATTTCATCATAATTTACTAAAAAATATTTATTAATTTTTTTTGAAAAATACCTATATTTGGATGGGATATAATTTATTGTATTTTCATTTATAAAATTATATAAATAAATTAACACTCGTCCATTATTTTTAAAACAGTCTAAAAATGGTTTAGTATATTCCTGTTCGCTGATAATATTTAATTTGTACATTTTAGTGAGGCGTGTATCGGTAATATTGTTAATACTCTCTATTGATGTAACATAGCAATTGAAAATATTTTTATAATCAATTGACACAAAGGACAACTTAATAGGTAAATCGTTTATTAATGTTTCTAAATCATCTACATGATAATTACCAGAAAAGAATGAAAGTAATATAGTAGTTTCATTTTTAAAATTAATAAATATCGATGGTTTTTGTGTATTAATTGGTTTTGTATACCCAAATAAAACATTATTAAGTTTAAAATAATCGTCAATTTTTTTAATAGTATTTATTTTTTCAGCTGGTATTCGTTTTTTGTTAGAATAACTCCATCTAAATATATAATTTTTATTCAGATTATTTTTTTTCAATACTATATTGAAATTCGTTAGTTTAATGGAAGTTATATTATGTATTTCATTCATAAAACGTATTGAAAAATCCGAAACAGATGGATAGTTATCTTTTTCTCTAAAATTGCTAGAAAAAAAATATCTATTTGTGTTATTCTTCTTCATTTTAATTAATAATTCAGAGGTATTGTCTGAATTTATAATTTTATTTGTGTTTATTAAATCTTCATTCATGTATACTACTTCTACCGCTTGATTTTAAGCTTTTTTTTAACCTTAGATTTATTAGAATGAATCTTATTATATTGTTTTAAATCGGAATTCCATTTTTCCGTAAAGTTATCTAAATCTTCTAACCAAAGTTCAGTAGGCTTTTTCGATGTAAGAGTATTCATCTCTAACTCTTTAATATTAAGCTTATGTTTAAGAGATTCAATTTCCTCATAGGTAAGTTTATACAGGTCCATCTTAAGGAGATAATCATAACTCTTATTAAATTTAGGATAACTACTATCTACTAATTCTTGAATAATTACCGCTTTTGGTTTTTTATTAATAACTCGTATATCGTCGACAATTTCAGTAATAAATTTGGCCTTATATTTTATGATATCCAAGTCTTTTTTAATTTTTGCTAATAAATAATTACGCCTCTTGACATAAATATTTTTACGAATATCATACCATTCATTAACAATTTTATCAACGGTATATTTTTTAATTTGTGAATTCTCGTCAAAAGCATATATATTCGATGTTGAAATTGTCGATGTAAGCTTTAGTTTATTTTCAAGAACGGAAATCCCATCCTTGCCAATTTTATTTTTCCAATCAGAAATCGTGTATGGATTCATTTTAATTAAAATATTAACTTTATCTTCTGTAGAATTATCCTGAATATCCCTAATAAAGTATTTATTACTTTCTTTTTTGGTGCGCTCCACCATATGTTTTTCCAAAGTCTCTATATATTTTTCTGTCCATACACCTATAGGTAGTTCTTCTATGATAATAGTATTATTGGTTTTAATTTTAAACCTTCCCCTGGTTATAAACGAACCTTTATATGTAGACTCTATCTTACCATTAAATCCCCTATACCATGGTTTTAAGCTAATTTGTGACTCTTCGTTGTTAATTTTTGATCTGACCCAATTACACAAGTCCATCGGATTATACATAGGTATAGACGTTGAATACCCAGTCCCGATACCCTGCGACCCATTTGCTAAAACCATAGGGATAATGGGATAATAATACTCAGGTTCAATTCCCATCCCATCATCGTCTAAATAATTGCATAGAATATCGTCTGCCTCTGAAAATACATAGCGGGTAATTTGGCTAAGTTTTGTAAAAATATATCTCGACTGTGCCGCATCTTTTCCACCCTGTAACCTAGAACCAAATTGACCAATAGGGAGTAGATAATTAATATTGTTTGAACCAACAAAATCCTGAGCCATATTTTTAATAGTCCCTTCGAGAGAAACTTCGCCATGATGGTAGGCGGAATGCTCGCTGGTATAACCTGATAACTGGGCTACTTTAATTTCGTTATGTAATTTTCTTTTGAATGCACAGAATAAAACTTTACGCAACGAAGGTTTAAGACCATCCATAATACTTGGTAATGAACGATTATTATCAGCATTTGAAAAATGGATTAATTCTTGATCTACAAAATCATTAAAAGTCAAGTCGTCCTTTGAAAAATCGGAAATTAAATCTTTATCGTAATTACCTAACCATATTTTCCGGTCAGATGCGCGGTCCGAATTGAACGCCAAATCTAATTTATTAGGAACATCAATCTCGGGTAAATATTTTATAATATTCAACTCTCTAAAATATTCTTTTGCTTCTTTACTAGTAGAAGTACCCAAACCTTTATAATATTTTACTCGCCAACCCTTGATGGGATTGATTTTTCTCCATTCCTCGTAATCCTGTAACGTGTAAAAGGACTGTGCTTTCTTTTTTTTAAATACCTTAACGATAGGAGTAATCATACTCGATATAAATCCTATCTCCATAAGATCTGGCCACAGACAATCAAAGATATTCATCACCAGTCCTTTAATATGAGAACCATCATGATCCTGATCCGTCATAAGTAGCACATGACCATACCGCAAAGGCCATTTGTTAGTTTTTTCATATATTTTTTTGTAATTTTTATTAGATTGTAGACCGATGATTGTTTTAATAGTATTAAGGATTTGGCAATTGAGAATTTTTTGGTTACTAAGTCCTCTGATGTTTTGAATTTTACCCCTAAGAGGAAATACCCCATAATAATCTCGTCCCACTTCTGATAAACCGGCAACTGCCATCGTTTTAGCGGAATCACCCTCTGTTAAAATAATAGTGCATCTTTTACTTTCTTTACTACCAGCCTTATTAGCATCCAAAAGTTTTGGAACCTTAACTCTTTTGGTTTTTTTACCATCTGTCTTTGCTAAGGACTGTGTATCTTTAAAGGCACTCTGATTAACAATTTTCTGGACTATATCGGTTTTAACCAGTTGATTAATAAACTCATCAGAAACTTCGACTAAAGTAGAAAATTTACTCTTGGTTGTCTTGAGTGTCTCTTTTGTTTGAGAATCAAAACTCGGGTTTGGGATTTTGTATGCATTAACGAACAACTTCAATTGATTTTTAATTATCTGTGGTTTAATCGTCATTCGTTTTTTCTTTTTAAAATACTCCACCAATTTTGTCTTAATCTGGGTAGCAATATATTCTACATGTGTCCCTCCTCGCGAAGTATAAATACCATTAACAAACGAGATGTGTTGGAATACGTCATCGTCACTGCATGTTGCGGATATTTGCCATCCTAAACTATCTTGATAAGCTCTTGCAGTTTCCGCGGTACTACCAATATACATATTGATGTAAGTTTCAAAATTCTTAACATCAACCCGGTTATCATTAAAATATACTTTAACTGAATCATCTGTAACACCAGCAATATCATATACTCGCTTCAAGATAACATTTTTAAGTATATCAGTTGTCCCTTCCATACCAAATCTCTCGTAATCTGGATACCAAGTAATTTTAGTATAAGGTTTTTCCTTTTTATCTACAATAGTTATAACCGGGTCGGTCTTATTTTTCATGTTATCTGAAAATTCCTGATATAATTTTTTCTTGACCCGGTGGTCCAGCGTTTCTACTATAAATTTTTTACTGAAAATATTAGCTAATTTAGCACCATATCCGTTCCGCCCACCCCACT